TTAGGACACTCAGTATCAAACCAGGGGAAAGTAGATCCACTCCATGAGTTCTTTACATCTACTAGCACCTGATCAGTGACTACATCCGGTGTACCGGTAAGCCACTCATTACTAAAGTGCTCTTCGTTCTTAAAGATAAAGCCTTTATCAATCTGCTCCATTACAAAGCTGAGGCACATATCCTCACACTCATTACCCTTATCAGTATACTTACTAGTAAACTCTTTACGTATACCATAAACGTGTGCCAGGGCTAAGCCCTGGATATACGTCTTTGTTGTTTGTGATAGCACCTCCCCTTTAGTCTTAGAAGAGGTCATTATCTTACCTATAGCTGAACATCTGATTTTCATATCATAGGTATTAGCAACAGTGAATTAATCTGAGTATCATTCAAGTCAAAGCTATCCTTTAACTTATCTACAGTGAACTTACCATCAGCTATAGCCTTAACAGCCTCAGCAAATCTCTTAGCATCTATCTTAGGCTTAGCAGTTGTAGCTACATGACCATCATCATCAGTTGCCTGAAGGGTGAGTAGAGCTTGGATGGTGTACCTACGAAAATAGGAAATTTGACTCCCCTGCTGCTGTGCGTTTAGGGTTAAGTCCATAGCCATACAGCTAGAGATACTAAAGCCAGTGTAGATACAAACTATCTGAGTACAAACACTACCACCATCTATAGGCTGTAGTAAAAGTAGATCATGCTGTAATAAGATAGGCTCAACAGCTTCTAGGATACTATTGATATCAGCATAACTCTTTTTGAAATGGGGGTTAGTAGCATTCTTATGTACTTTACCGATTAGTTGTTTTGCCTTGTGAAGGCGAACATAGAAGGGAGCAGGCTGCTGCTCAACCTCCTGAGGCTTTACAGCCTTAGTTGTTGTTTTTTCCATTGGTTAGTTTATTAATTGTTTGCAAATATAGTAATTATTATTCTATTTTAACATTATTTTCAAAAATTATTTGTCTCAGCTTTTCCCTCACCTCATACATCTCCTCCTTACCATTGTACTTGTACTCACTTCGTAACCACTGATCCATCTCTACAAGTGCCATATAATAGTTGAAGCCATTGGTAGCGTGGTTGAAGTGCTCCTGATCCTCAGGTAGGTTAAATTCTAGTTTTGCTTTCATTTGTTAAAGGTTTCGTTGTAGTATTGTTCAAGTCCAAATGGACATCCTGAATATAAATGCCCAGCTTTAAATATATTTATCATCTGCTCCTTCTCCATTTCTTTGGCTTTAATAACAAATTCGCTCAAATCAATCATGCCAATATATTTATTTACATACTCGTGCTTAAATGGCTCTTCCCATTCATTTTCAATATCACCATCTTCATAATTTTGTACTTCAGTTAGTATCTGTTCAACCAACCATTCTACTGCTGTTTGTTTCATATCATTTCTATTTAATTAATGTGGCAACTTTTACCCCTTATGCTTTATAGTTTTGTTTTGCTATTAGTACTTAATTTTCATACTTACTGCACATTTATACTTCGCCAAAGGTGTTTATTTTTGGTAGTTTTGGCTAAAGATATCATACCACTCCACAAAATCATCAAAGGTCTTGCTTATGATATAGATCCCTCCTGCAGCTTCTATCATTAGTTGGTATTGCTTCTGCACCACTGACTGCTTATCCTTACCAATCTTTACTTCTATCTTTACAGATCTCCCATAAATAGTAGCAGAGATATCTGCAGATCCTGGAGTGCCTGTGCCCTTTGTCCATTGCCCTGCAGTCTTAGTGCCATCTGTCCGGTAGCTTTGCCTGAATACACCCATAGTATTGATCCTTTCAGCTTGATGCTTAGAGAAGTTAAGAAAGTCAGTGATGCATCTAGTAAGCCCATTAGCTGTAGCATCTGAGTACTTAGTGAAGGGGATGATGTGCCCTGGTGCTGATGGGTACCGATAGCTCATGTACTTCTCTTCGAGCTCATGCAGTCTTTGTTTGTTTTGTTTGTTCATTTTCCCATTGTTTTTTGAATTTAATCCACGCAGCTAGTTTCCTTTGCTCTTTGTATTTTTCTCTATTTATCTTATCTCTTTTTCTTTTCTCTTCTATAGTCATAACTTAGTTATTTTAAACCATCTACCTACTGCACTTCTCCCCTTGTCGAAGTGATACCCCTTAAACTTGCAGTACTCATTAACCATCTTTAGATACCTCTGAGCATTTAGATCATGCCACCCTCCTGTGTAAGTTTGGAAGTCCTGAATAGATACGTTATTATAGTGTAGTGTATCCATTGTAATGTTACCCTCTATAGCGTAATCATAGAATTCCTTATTAGTAGAAGAGATAAACCTTTTGTCATCTGCATTAATAGCTTTTGTCTTAACAAGGCCCATTGATAAGAATTTCTGCAGGTTACTGATCATGTAGTTATCAAAGATTAACCAATCTACTACAGTCCAGCTGTCAAATAATAGCCTACCATACTCATCTAAGGGGTTACGTTGAGCATTGAAGTACTGATTAAATTCTATCTCATGCCTTCTCCTATCATGACTACCACCTGCACCACTTATCACATAGTTAGTAGTGATGACTATCTTAGGGCTCCTTTCAAATGGGATAAAGATCTCATCTTTGTTTTTTCGGTTTACTGTTATCCCTTCTGATATCAGTGAGAATAACTGCTCAAAGTCAAAATTCTTTTTCACATCATCAAAGGCCAGGATCTGACTATCTAAGTTTACCCTCTGATAAACAAAGTCTGACTTCTGAGGGTTGAATGCTTTACCATCTATCTTAACTATATTTCTAATCTTACCGATAGCTGTAAGTACTAAGCTCTTACCACTTCCTCCATTAGGATTATCATCTATCTCCTGATCATTAAAAATAATTGCCTTCTGATCTGTTTTATCTTTGTAAGTATGGAGTAAATATCCTAGGGTAGTCTCTAAGGCATTAACCCTCTGCTCATCATCTGCTGATACTTTGCTTACAAAACTCTTAAAATCATTTTCAATAGTCTTAGTAGGTTTGTAATCTCTATCAATGATTTGCCTATCCCAAATGTACCCATCTATATCAATGTAGGGCACAATATCTATCTTATCTTTTGTAATCTTAACTACTCCATTTCTGTAAGGTATAAAGCTCACATCTTTAGTATCTTGCAGCATCATTAATCCTATAGGCTCTAGCATAGATAAGTGACCATCTGTAAAGAGGTAGGGTGACTTACTGCAGTAGTTCCATACTTCCACTTGCTTCTGCTTCATAAGATAAGCTAAGACAAAATCTTTAACCTGGTCCACTGAGCTTAAATTAACTTTGTTCTCTATTACCCTCACAAAAGTAGGTTTCTCTGAACGTTCAGGATAATACTTATTAAAGCCATACTTGTATAGAAAATCTCTATACTTCATAGGATCTACAGACACCCCTTTCTTATCACTAAAAGTCCAAAATACATCCTCACTATTAGCTACATCTTTTTTGACATCTTCTACTACATCAGGCTTAATATCTAATTGTTTAGAGATATCACTAGGGGAGATGCCCTCTTTTAATTTAGACTTTACCTTTATAATGGTTTCTTTATCCTCAAAGTACTTAGTACCTCTATCACTTCTTTTGTATGCAGATCCTACACAGGTATTAATTTCTATTTGAGAAAAGCCTTTATCACTGTATTGATGTAGGTAAAGCTTAGCAGTATTCTCACTGATGCCATACTCACAAAAGCAGGATGCTACCTTAAACACCCAATTATTTCTACCATTAGATAAATCACCATGATTAAACTTCATGATATTCTCAATGATATTACTTTCATTAGTCATTGGTAGCACTGGCACCTTATCAAATGAGCTATGCCCTTTCTCCTCTTCTATAAGATTAAACACCTCAGCATCTAAATTGATGTAAGCTTCAGGATCATAAGACTCAAAGCACACCCTGCTAACATTACAGCTAGAAGTATCAAAATAGTCACTATCAATGTACTCCTCAAATGCCTTAAACCTTCTCTTATGCGTGAATTTATCAGATGGTGGTATCTTAATCACGCACTTTAATCCTTTACCTGAGGGTGATACAAATATCATAAAGACATTGATACAAGCCATTAGCCGAGCTTTCTCAGCTTCCATTACCTCATCACTAGGGTAATCATCAAAGTCTAAGATACAAAGACCTGAATGCTCAATAAGGCCATTATCATTACGTTCATTAAAGGTGCCATTAAACATAATAGCTCTAAGGCTGTTTTTTAGGCTGCTGTAGGCAGGATTATCATCCTCCATAGCTCTAAGAGCAGTGATCTTATCAATAAGCTCAGGGTAGCCTTCTTTTATTCTATTGTAAACATCTACCACCTCTTGAGTGTAGGGTGTCTCTTTAGAATTGAATAAGGACTTGAATACAGATATCTTCATGGTTAGTTAGTTGGGGTGTAAATATAATCATTATTTCTATATGACAAGTCTATGACGCAAAATGACGCAAATTTATTGCCCTTGTC